GACGCCATAAGGGATATCCGTCATCGCCCCTGCTGTTGCGGCTGAGCGATTCTCATGCCAATGGTTAATTAATAATTTCATAGCTGATTTAATCGTGTCAGGCACCTTGGCACGACTAGCAAAGCCACATTTGAACGTGACTTCAACCGCTTTCTTTTGATGACGTGTTGATGGCCACTGCTCGCCATAATCTGGGTAGATAGTGCCGATCACACTATTTGTTTCTACAACATAATTGAACGGGCTAACTGTTTGCTGATCGCCATTAGTATCTATGTATTTCACGGATTCAACTTCGATCAGATTGGGTTTTAACGGCATTTCACAGCTGAAGCAGTCAGCCCGCATCACATAGGTTTGTGGCATCAACGGCAACCCCGTGACCCGCTCGGCATAGTCTCGTGCAGCGGCGATGTATTCACTGATTAAACCGTCTTCAACGTCATCATCGAGGCGGCTTTGATCGCGAGCCTCTTGCAATGTGACTGGCTCATCGACTGGATCAACGGTGCGGAAAAAAGTGATATCAGCCACGAATGAATACCTCTATTGCTTCGGCAGTTACAACATCGCCGCTGCCAATAAACTTAATCTGGTGACGGCCCTTTTGTGTGAACAGCACATCAACCGCATAAACACCCTGATCAATCCGACTAACCTCCGCATCAGTCGGATAGGCATATTCCGTAATGACGCCATCTGGCTCGATCACCCAAACACTTAAGACGCTCGGATCATCTGCCAGGCCAAGTTTATTTAATAAGCTGGCTGTAAACGTGCGGCTGTCACCGATATCAAAAGCGGGTGTCGGTCCGGTCATGGTGAAATACCTATTGAAATACTGGGGCCATTATTAAGAACATTCATTTCAGCACCCGAAAGCGCTATAGACAGAGTGCCCGGACCTCTTGTGTCACTAACAAATGTCAGTGTCACTACATCTAATCGCGATGCACTGGTTAAGCTGGCAACGCTTAGCTGGCTGGATTGCGTTAATGCTGCGTCATCCAGCCTGCTTGCAGACCATAATGAACCAGGTACCACAAATAATTCTGCAGTGAGGCTGCAGGCATCCAGTAAAGACGCAGACCGCAACCCATCAGGCTGCAGCACATTCGCCTGCGTAATCACTGCAGGATCTAATCTGGACGCACTAAGCAAATCGGCAGGTGCTAACTGATTCGCCTGAACCAGCAAAACTGAATCCAATCGGGTACCGCACCGCAAACCGTCCGGGCTAATTGAGCCCTGGGCAATCAGTGTGGTCACACTTAACCGACTGACTGAGCGGGCATCATCTGGACTGATAATATGATCTTGCATTAATGCTGACGCATCGAGCATGCTTTCCGACCGCGCACCGGCTGGGCTAAGCGAGCCGCTTTGCGACAACCCTGATACATCCAACTCACTGGCAGACATTAAATCAGCCGGTGAAATAATATGGCTTTGCGTTAATAGTGATGCAGCTAATCGGCTCGCAGATCGAGCATCATCCGGATCAAGGTTATTTGCCTGCGTTAAGTCAGTGGCATCCAGTACTGTTTCTGATCGGGCATCAGATGGACTGATGGTCTGCGACTGGTTAATCTGAACCGTATCCAACCGACTGACTGAGCGGGCATCATCTGGCTGTATTATGTGTGCCTGCGTTACGACTGGTGAAGCCAATCGGCTGGCTGAGCGTAATGATGCAGGTGACAAGGTAATACCTGATGGCTCAGTAGCACTTCCACCCCACCCCAGCGGCTGATACCCTAAAGGATAAAGCCCAAGCATTAGACCGCCTCAAGTGTTTCAATAAACCCCTGAGCAGCTGCTTTGCATTGCGTCCAATCTGTGCATGCAGCCACTGCTTCATTGCCAGCATCACGCGTGTTTTCAATAACAAACATTTTGTTATCCCAAAAACTACGAATGGCGATGATTTCATCAGCAGCCACTTGACCCGTTACACCGAACCGGACCGCCCGTGCATGCACGTATTTGTACTGCTCGATGTCCTGTTCCGGATAGCCCGCCGCTTTGAACGCCGCACAATCTTCATACTTGGTTTTGTATGCTTCGGTTTGGAAAGGAATATCTGTGGCATAGCGTAACCGGGCATTCGCGGCGGCTTCGTTGATTAACATTATTGCGTCAGCTTGGGCCATCGGTAACGGATCGAAAGACTCGTAAAGAGCTTCAACTTCGGCTTTGGGTGAATATTTGAAAATCCCTGCATCAGTAACAACTGAGTAACCACGTTTTACGCATTCATCCTCAAAATATCTGCCTTTTTCATTTTTAATCAGGGACATAAGCCAACCCCACAATATGACCGCGGAAAGTGCCCTCTTGGGCGTAAGTGTCTTCAGACGATAAATCATCAACCAAGCCTAACTGACCATTTAAACGAAATACAGTCGCCCCCTCTGTGCTAAATGCAAACAAGCCAGACGCACCGCTATGAGTCCTTATAGCCGCCCGGAGAACCGTCACCGCCGTGTCCTCTGACCACGTTGCGGAATACGTGCGACTTGGCGGCATAATCTGAAGCGGAACAGGAACCAGTTGGCTACCTGTGATAGTTGCATCAAACTCTGCTTTTACTAGAATTTTCCCTGGCTTACCGCAGTCGGTAGCAAAAATCGGTCTATCTCTATACCTGTAGATACCCGCCTCGACAGTCGAATCCGCCGCGCCGGGCGTATTAATTCTTAACTCCAGGCGGTTAAATAAAACGGGTGACGCGTAAAAAGCTGGAGCTAAAAATATTGCACCGGCCGTTCCGAAATTCTGGTAACCATCTGACTCAGGCACATTATCTGGAGCTTGACGACTCCCGCCAATTGACGCGGGGTTGTAGCCATTAACCCCACTTACATTGAACTGTCCCAACCCTACGTAAATTCTATGGGTGCCAGACGGCAACGTGAAACCACTACCGTCGTATATCTCGTAGACCGTACCGTTCCACGTCACCCAAGGTGTCAATACTAATGTTCCGGCCGTTGAATCAAAAACAGCTTCACCTTCAAGACGATTCACACCATTCGACGCCAGTAAAACAAACGGCACAACCGCCCCATCAGCATAAGCATCAGCAAACGGAACCGTATTGACACCCGTTTCTAGCGCATAAGCGCCCGAAAGGGTCTGAGTCGCACCGGTACCCGTGCAGGTTTCGCCTACAAAAAGCCCTTTAAAATTCATTCAACAGACTCCGCAGATTCAGTCTAAACCGGATCGCCGTTCTCAAAATCAAAGGCATTAGTGGATACCGTGCCGCCCGCAGTTAATGCTTGTGTCGCCACAGTGGTCACCATAAAGTCAGTGCCATCATCGACCACAACATGATCTGCGTCGCCTGACGTGTCAATTGCCATATCCGCCTGAGCAGCAGCAGTCACCTTGCGGCCATCAGTGTCGCCATTTGCCTTGGCAAAATCAGTACCGTCAATGACCACACTGGCTAACGCAAAAGTAGTAATCTGGGCAATACTGGTTGGCTGACCAGCACAGATTGTGAATTTGGTGCAGGCTGCGATCTTATCCAGGGTGCCGTCTAAAATTCCATCACTCGCTGATTTTCCCATTACGCCTCTCCCACGCCATTCATCAGTTTTACGTTATCCGGTGACAGCACCGCTTTACGATGCACATCACGCGGCTGCGTGGCGACTTCACCGCTCGCATCCTCTGCCCAGCCCATAGTGCAAAAGTGCTCACCCAAGGCACGCGGTACCGGCAATTCCTTGCCACGATATTTCACCCCGTTATGCAGTACTGGCTCCAACATATTCACCAGCATTTCATTTTGATCTGTGTCATTGCCCATCGTCTTTTCCTCATCGTGATCAACAGCCATAAAAAAACCCGCTCAGCGAACTAAGCGGGTTTTGATTTAACGACTGTGATTTGAATTATTCGGTTTTGAGTGATTCTTGATATAACGCAAACGCTTCATCACGTAATTCTGCTGATACCGATTTTTCGGTGGCGGTTTCGAGTGCTTCGGTTTTTGGCAAGCCTTGCTCAGTCCATAGCTCCGGATTATCTTTATCAAGCTGCTCAATCACGATAACCAGTTGATCAGCGGTTAATGGATCATCATTGCTTTCAGTTGCATCCACTAAAGAACGTGGCTCGACGCCTTGCTCTTTAAGGTAATTCACAGCTGCTTTGCTGCTATCAGCAAAACCATCTTTTACAGCTTTTTTGATGATGGTTTCTTCATGCTCAACTAGCTCGTTACAGCGGCATGGCTTATCACCTATCAAGGCATCAACCAGCACGCGGGCAAGTAAAAATTTAGACATATCTTTTTCCTCATATAAACGGGGCAATCGCCCCGCTTAGGAATGAAAACCAGCAGTGACTTAGCTGGCTGCGTTTTGGTAGTGTTTGATAGCTTGAGCGTCAGTCAAATTACCACCGCTACGCATCCACATCAGGAAGCCGATTTGACCTAACTTAACGTAAGCAGAATCATCAAAACGGAATAACGTGGCTTGCATCGCATCGCGGATGATGTATTTTTTGAAATCGCCGAACAGGATTGATTTTGCACTCGCTGCCATTGTTGCCACATCTTGATTGATAGTGACGCCATAACCCAGAACGCTGTCAGCCATTGGTCCGGCTAAACCGTCATATCCAGGCAAGAAGATCGGACGGTTTTGGCTGTCTTTCATTTTCCGGATAACTTTCAGTGATGCATCATTCATCATGAAGCCCGCACCCATAGCACGATAAGCTGGGTCTAATGAGTGAATTAAGTCGACCAGATCATCAAATGTGATAGTGGTAGTTTGGCCTGACGCGCCAACCTTACCGGCAGTTGAGCCTGTAACCGCGCCACGTGGTTGAGCCGTGCCGGTACCAACAGTAAACATTTCATTTGTGATTCGACCCAGCCGTTCAATCAGGCGGCGATTCACAAACGATTCAATATCGATCACACTGTCCTGTAACAATTCAAACGGAACCGCAACCACTTTGGAGCTGAACTTGTAAACATTTAGACCGATGGTGCCAAAGTCAGGATCTGCTCCGGTCGCAGTGGTGTTTTCAGGGATAATTTCACCCTTCTCAGCTGTGCCGTTAGTCGTTGGGAATGACATCGGGTTACCTTGTAGTGTAGTAATCACCTCTGCCACTTCACGCATACCACCGAACGCTTTCAGCGATTCAATCAGTGTTTCCGCAATTTCAGTTTGAACTGTGTAACCACCTTCATCACCTGTTGTGGTGCTCATGGTATTACGGATGTGCGCCCAGTCTTCAGCGGTCATTGCTTTGTCACCGCCGCGCAGGAATTTGGCATAAAGATCGCGAGACTTAGAATCTTTGTTTTTATCGTTGAAGTTTTCTTGCTGCGCATTATCAACATGCTCATCAGCAATGGTATCGAGATAAGCTTGAGTGTTTTTGATCTCACGATCGATAGCGTCAACTTCTTTCAACATCGCATCGTATTGTTCCTGATGACTGTTTTCCCATTGCTTATCCTTGTTGTCATCCAACAGTTTTTTCATATTTTGAGCGATGGCACTGCGACGCTCACGCAGGTTTTGCAGTTCTTTCATGGTATTTCCTCATGGCATAAAAAAACCCGCATGAGCGGGCTTAAGGGTGAAAACGTAGCGTGACTACGCGGTCAGTTGCACAACTTCAAGTTGTCTGTAATGAGCCGCTAAGTCGGGTGCTTGTGGCTCGGGTTCGGGTATGATTTCTGGTTCAGGTGGTGGAGCTGGATCTGAATTTTGTTGCTGTTGTTCCGGTGCATTTTTGTAGGCTGAGAAATCCCACTTGATATGGTTCTTAGGGGTGACCTCTGCAATACCATCAACAAAGCCAGCGTCCACCGCCTCTTGTCCAAAGAAGTAGGTTTCAGCATCCATCCAGCTTTTTATCTGCTCGACATCTTCACCGGATTTTTCGCTGTATTGCGTGCGAAGTGTTTGATCCAGTCGCTCAAGCAAATCGGCAGTGGTCAGGAAATCATTTGAGTTACCGGCTGCAATGGTCCATGCGTTATGGATCATAAACATGCCGCCTTCACTGATATAGGATTCATCCGCTGCAATCACTAGGAAGGTGGCCGCGCTAGCTGCGTAACCATCAATATGAACAATAATTTTGCTTTTGTGCTCGCGAATAGCTGCAACCATTGAGCGGGCTGCGAATACGTCGCCACCTGGTGAATTAACACGCACATGGATAATGGGTGCCGTTAGGCTGTTGAGCAGCTTGACGAAACTCTCAGCTGCCACACCACCCCAGTATTCATCTGAAACGATCACGTCATAAACATAGA